AACTTATACTGAATATTGATAAAATTTTTTATTAAATTTTTATTGGTATTCAGTTTTTGTTGTTTAGAGATAGATTGGCATTTTTTATTTTTGCAAATAAATCAATAACTATATAATTAAGAACTTATTAAATTTTAATTATACAATTTAGAATAGTATTACAACTTAAGTAAATATTAAGTTTTATTTGTTAGATTTATTATTAATACCTTATATTAGTTATGGTTGTTATATACTCTAAAGCCTTGAAATTACATGCGTATAGCTGACTATATAAATTTGATAATTTTAGCTTTTAAAATAGATAAATTAGATTTTGCCACCCATTTGCCACCGTATTATATTTTTGGGTGGCAAACTCTAATTTGTAATTTTTTCAAATATATCTACAGTTTCATTTTTCATTTTATCAGTTACATGTGAATAGGTATCCATTGTAGTTGATAGTTGGCTATGACCCAAACGGTTTTGTATGTCTTTAATGTTAGCACCATTTTCTAATAATAGAGTAGCATGTGCATGTCTTAAAGAATGAAAATGGAAGTCATTGTTTAAAGCTACTCGAATTTGTCTTACTATAGTGTCTAAAGTGTGAGTATTCACTTGTTGACCATTTTCTTTGGTACATACCCAGTCACTATCAAAGTAAAATTCTCCATATTTTAATTTCATTTTCTTTTGATATAATTTATGTTCTTTTAATGCCTTTATTAAAGTGTCACCTGTAAATATAGTTCTGCAAGAGCTTTCTGTTTTTGGTTGCCCTAATTCAAACATTCCATTTGGCTTTTTAATCAGAGTATGTCTTACTGTGATAGTTTTATTATTAAGGTCTATATTATCCCATTTTAGTGCAATAATTTCACCTCTTCGCATACCAGTATGAAATCCAATTAGTAAAACTATACGTTGAAATGAATCTTGAGGAAATATATTTAGTATTTGATTAAATTCTTCTAATGTAATAGTTTTAACTTTATTAGTTTCTGTTTTAGATTTAGTTTTTGGTATGCTTACATATTGCATAGGGTTTTCTCGTATGTGTTTGTAAGGATGGACTGCTGATTTTAATGACCTATGTAATATGGCTTTTAATACTTGTAATGTATTTTGAGAGTAATCCTCTTTGTACTTTTTATTTATGAAGTTTTGTAGTATTGCAGGAGTTAAAGCTTTTACTTTGTAAGCTCCTAGTTTTGGCTTTATATGTTTTTCTATGTTTATTCGGTAGCTTTCTTGAGTGTTGTATTTACAGTTAAGTAAGACATATTCTTTGTACCAAAAATCTAAGTAGTCTGATAAACTGATGTTGCTTTCTTCAAATACTATGCCAGAGTTTTCATATTCATTTAGTGCTTCTCTTAAGGCTTTTTCGGCTTCTTTTTTAGTATTGCCTCCAACTCTTTCTACTTTTTTTCTTTTTCCTTCTACTATGCCTAGGTCAAAGTAGTAATACCATTTGTTACTTCTTTTTCTTACTCCACCTTTCATAATAGTATCCCTCCCTTTTAGAATGTATGTTTGTTTGGTGTTTATATAAAAGAGCAGATTAACTGCTCTTTATATACTTTTGTTATGTACAATATTATCTTAATTTTGTTTATCTGGTTTTTACTTAATTATTTTCTTAATATTCTTACAATTTTTTAGCTTTTATGTGTAGTTTATTATAATAATATTGAAATATATATTTATTAAGTAAAAAATCTATAAAAGTAGAATAAATGAGTTTAAAAAATATCCTCATATATGTAGAAATTTGGCAAATTAGTTAATACTAAAAATCTATTATTTCCTAAGTCCAACATGCTTTTCTTTTTTGATAGAAATTCTAATCTTTTTAGTAAGAAGTTGATGCTAACTTGTAATTCTTCAGCTATTTCGTATACACTTGTAGCGTGTGAATTAATAACATGTATTATTTCTTCTTCTGTTATAAGAAATTCACATGCCCATTTTAGTGCTTTGTTTTCAGTTTTGTCTATCAAGATTTTATTTTTGTAACTGTTTTTTGAAGATACATAGTTTCCAACACTGGTAAAATGATGTCCTAATTCTTCTGCTAAGATTTCTATTAGTTTAGCATTGTTTTGTTTTAATGAATTAAGTAATGATATAATCTTTAGTCCTTGTCTGTTTATATACAATCCTTTTATGTCATCTGCTATTTTGTCAGTGTAGTAAATTTCTATCTCTTCATTATTTGCTAAGTCTAAAAGTGCGTCTAGTTTGTTCATTGAAATCCCCCTATAAAAAGAATGTATTTTTGATTTTTGTTATATATAAAGAGCAGGTGTGAACTGCTCTAAATATTCATTTTTTATCCAAAAAAGATTGGATAATTTTAGCTGTAGACAAAATATGGATTATAGTATATGATTATAATATAATTACATATAATATATGTAAGCACTTACAAATGTGTGTTAGTATAGTTAGCACTAAATTTGTATTTGTGCTTAAAGCGATTAAAGGAGTTTTGGAGCGGTGGGTAGAGTTTTACTCACTATAACCAAGACTCTTTTGCATATTAGAGTATTTCATGTAGTCATATATTCTAATAAGCCTTCTTAAATTTGTTTTTTCGCTTGTTTTTGCAGACTCTAAAATATTAGGATTTTCCTCAAATATTTTCTTAAGTAGATTTTCTAACTGTTCAGTGTCAATTTCTTTTTCTTCTAAAAAAGCAATAAGTCTTGTAGCTTTTTCAAATGATTGATGTTCATCATTCCAAATACCATAAACACTTCTATTTTTTATGTAAGTATTATTTCTATTTTTTTTAATACTATTGCTAATAATATTTTCAAAGTCACTTTCTAGTGCAATTGTCCTATAATCTGGAAATTCAAGTGTGCTATTAAAAAGATGTTTATTTAATGGTAATTTATTATATTGCTTAATTAAAGATGGATAAGCATATTCAAGTAATTCATCTGATGAAAATTCTAAGTCATTCATGACTATATCACGATACCATTCATCAAAACTTAATCCTTTTAATCCTTTAAGACCAAAATCACTTGCCTTGCCAACTGCTAAAACTAAATCTTCATCTTTTATTCTTGTATCATCAACACTACCAACCCGAATTTTAGCAGTAGGTTTGTTAGTAATTGTGAAATCGTAAAATTCTTGTTTGAACATTCTTAATATTCTAACTGGTAATTTTGATTTTTTTTCAGATAATGCCTCATAGAGTAAATTAAAATCCTCCAGTTTAATTTTAGTCATAGTAATCATTTTATTATCAAAAGCAATTGTATGACTTGATATTTCTATATCATTAAAGTTTTTTTCATACTCAATGAATATGAAACGTTCCTCGAGTTTTTTAGCATTTTCATTAGATAGACAATTAACTATAGCATTAAGTATTTTTTTTATATTTACATCTGTAACAGAGTAACCAATAAATATGATAGGAAACTCAACAAATATAGTCATTAGCTTAGCTGCCAAGTAGGCACTTTTGCTGTCAAAGTCTATATAATCAGCTTCATTTATTACAATACTATTTGGAGAAGAAACACATCCATGAATTTTATAAATTTCTGCAATACCTTGTATAGATGAAAAAACTAAATTTTCTTGACCTATATATGTTGTATAATTATCAACGATAGTTTCCAAAAAACAATCATAATTTGTTGTAATAAATCCTGATAAACTTTTTTTAGAGATATTACTAAGTTTTTCAACTTCATCTTGATATTTATCTACTATTTTAGAATTATTTTTAATATACATAGCAATTTCTGCCTTAAATGGAGAAACTCCTGATTTAACAATATCTAAATACTTAGAGTCTAAGCTTCGTATAGAAGAATCTGAAAACCATTTTTTATTAAAATCATTTTCAATAAGTTCTGCAATTCTAGGATTTATACCCATTTTTGGGTTCTCTGATTTTGCTTTATTTTTATAACTTGTATATATAAAGTCATCATTACTAATTTTTTCTGCAAAGACTTTTAGTAAATCCTCCCAATTTGGAAGATTATAGTATCTTCTAGTTAAACCAGAACCAACAAATAAAAATGGTGTAGCATTAAATCGGTTTATGACATCTGATATTATAGATTTCATATAATTTATCACCTACTTTTAATTTATTTTTTATACTTATTCATTAAAAATTCAATATAATCATTAAGCTGTTCTTGAGCTTCTTCAGGTAAATCCTCATGTGGATTTGCTTTGTGTGCGGCTACAGTGTCTATATGATTTCTAACAAGTGTTGTACCTAAAAGATAATCTGTTGTAACATCAAAATAATGAGCAAGCTTTATAATATCATCACTTTTAGGTGAAATTATATTATTTTCATATTTAGATAATAAATCAGTACTTATTTCTAATTTTTTGCCTAATATATTTAATGTGACACCTTTTTCCTTTATTAATTCTCTTAATCTTTTTGAGAAAATAGGATTTAAAGATTTTACTACTTGATTGGGATTTTTTATGTCTGTTTTACCAAGTAAGTAATCCGTTGATACATCAAAATAATTTGAACAGTCTTCAATAAAAGATTGTTTTGGCTCTCTTAACCCATTTTCAATCCTAGATAGAGTGGATTTATTTACATTTAAATCCATACTTAATCTATCTAAAGATATTCCTTTTTCTTCTCTCAGTTCTTTTAATCTAAACATATAAAATCATCCTTTATTGTAGTTTTCATTATAGCAACTTTTATTTACATTATAGCAACTTTTTTTGTTATTACAATTAAAATTGCCAAAAAAGCAACAAAAATATTGACTTTTAACATTTTTGTTGCTATTATATAAACAAGAACTTGCTTATATAGCAAAAAGTTAGAGGGTGAAAAAATGTATGTCAATAGATTGAAAGGGTTAATGAAAGAAAACCAACATACGCAAAAATTTGTTGCAGATTTGTTAGGTCTTAGTTTATTTGGTTTTAGGCTTAAACTTAATGGTAAAAATGAGTTCAAAGCAAATGAAATAAAAAAGTTGTCTGAATTATATGGAGTATCAACAGACTATTTTTTTTCAGAATTAGTTGCTAAAATGGCAATAAAATGATGGACATTTTATAGAGAGGAGTTTGTAAATATGAAAGATTTAAAAATAGTAAAAGTTAATAATAAACTAACAACTGATAGTAGGGATATAGCTCTAATGGTTGAAAAAGAACACAAGATTTTACTAAGGGATATAAGAAATTATATAAACCAAATGGAAGAAGCAAATAAAAACATGAGTACAGATTTGTACCCATCTGATTATTTTATTGAAAATACTTATTTAGATGATTATAAAAGAAAGAAACCATGTTACGCAATAACAAAGATAGGTTGTGACTTTATAGCAAATAAAATGACAGGCATAAAAGGTACAGCATTTACAGGAATATATACAAAAAAATTTGATGAAATGGAAAAAGCTTTAAAAAATGAACAAACTAAATTACCAACTACATATAAAGAAGCATTACAACAGTTATTAATAGAAGTTGAGGAAAAAGAACAACTACAACTAGAAAATCAAACAATGAAACCTAAGGCAGATTACTTTGATGCTTTAGTAGAAAGAAATTTACTAACTAATATAAGAGATACATCAAAAGAACTTGGAGTAAAAGAAAAAGTATTTGTTTTATGGTTAATAGAGAAGAAATACTGTTACAGAGATTTAAAAGGAAAGATAAAACCTTATTCTAATAAGATGCAGTACTTTGAACTGAAAGAATTTACAACACCATACGGGCATTCAGATACTCAAACATTAATAAATCCAAAAGGTAGAGAAGCATTTAGATTGTTACTTATAAAAGATGGATTAATTAGAGAAAAAGAACGAGAGTGTCAAATAACTTTATTAGGCTAAAGATTGATAGTACTTTGAAAACTAAAAACAGAATAAATAGCTGCAATGGCAGATGGTATGAAAGTATCAAATGAGCTTTTAGAAAAATCAACTATAAATAATTAAGGGGGAAAGAATTTATGAGTAATAACTTAATGGTATTTGAAGGAAAAGAAGTAGAAGTGTTTGAGTTTGAAGGGCAGATTTTATTTAACCCAAAACATGTTGCAGAGTGCTTAAATATAAAAAATGTAAATGAAAATTTGAGAAATATGAATAATAAACAAGTAATTAAGTTAATTAATTCTAAAATCAGTAGTACTGACTTTAGAAAACTACACAATACAGGAGAAAATTTTCTTACTGAAAGTGGTGTGTATAAGTTAATCTTTAAATCAAGAAAAGAAGAAGCAGAGAGATTTCAAGATTGGGTTACAGATGAAGTTCTACCAAGTATTCGTAAAACTGGCACATATAACATGGTAAATCGACAATTAAAAGATAGTTATATGATAGATAATCCTATAGAGCGTGCTAAACGTTGGATAGAGGAACAAAAGGAGAAAGAGCAGTTACAATTAGAAGGTAAAATGAAAGACCAAGTAATAAAAGAATTAAAACCGAAGGCGGATTATACAGATATGATACTTAAAAACAAAGGACTTGTCACAATAACTCAAATAGCAAAAGACTATGGAATGAGTGGAAAAGAAATGAATAAAATACTTCATGAAAGAGGGATTCAATATAAACAAAGTGGACAATGGCTTTTATATAAACAACATCAAGGGAAGGGATACACTCATTCAGAAACAATAGACATAACTAGAAGTAATGGAATGCCTGATGTAAAAATGACAACTAAGTGGACTCAAAAAGGTAGATTGTTTTTATATGATTTATTGAAAACAAATAACATATTACCAGATATAGAAAAAGAATATAGTTATCAAACTTCAATATTAGGTTAGTACTTTGAAAACTAAATACAGAATATTTTGGAAAGGAGAGATTGAATTGGAAAATAAGAAAATAGAAGAAATAGAGAAAAGAATAACCATGCTTGAAAATCAATTGCAAGCACAGTTATTTAGTCAGATAACAGCTCAATCAAATAGTGATTTTATAGATTATATGTACCAATGTATAGTTTTGTATTTACATGAGATGAATAAAAGTGAAAAAAGAAAAATTAGTGAAATTACTAAAGAAAGAATCAGAAAATAAGAATGATAATTACAATATAAAACCTATTCTTCTAGCAGGTTTTGAAGGGTCAGTTTTCTTTACTGAAGTTATCATAAAGTTTATCTGTGATGTGTGTTGAAGAATTTCAGAATAAACTCCATTTACTATGCCGTAGTAGTGAATTAGACAAGGGTTATGATAACCTACTTCTTCAACAATCATTAATACATCTTTTCCAAAGTTAGTCAATTTTAGTGCAATTTCATGTTCATCATCAAGTTCTTTTTCAAATTCCTCTATAGATTTAAGAATAATTTTATATTGAAATTCAGCATAGTAAAAATACTCTGTGTTAGAAGTATCAGAGACTGTCTTTCTTATACTTTCTTGTAATTCTTTAGATATATTGTTTGAAAACTGCATAATACACCATCCTTTTGAAAATTTTGGAATTTATTCCATGTTTATATTATACCATGTAGAACTGAGGTGAATACAATGTTAATAGGCGACAATATAAAGCAAATACTAAGAAAAAGAGATATAAAACCTTATAAATTGGCAAAAGAATTGGATATAGATGTAAGTGGTTTATATAAATTACTGAGAAATAAAAGTTCTAATCCAACTATAGATACTCTAATAAAATTAGCTGATTATTTAGATATTACATTAGACGAATTGGTTGGAAGATAAATAATTGAAAAGAGGGGAGAGCATTTTCACATGGATATTTCTGAAAGCATAACAAAACAATTTAGTGATAGCTTAAAAAGCTTAATAGAAATAGAGATAAGTAAACAAGAGACAGATAGAGTTAAGAGTCAAACTATTGAACAAAAGGTAAAGGTACTGGAGCCTAAAGATATAGTTGTTTTAATAAAAAGAGGTTATCCAAATTATCTAATAACAGTAGAAGAAGCAAGGGGAATTTTAAAGTTAGATACAGCTTTTATGCGTAGGTTAGTAAGCACAGGTTTGATAAAATCACTAGTTAGAGGTGATGGTAGAAAAATTTCAAGATATGAAGTTGATGATTTTATTGAAAGAAATCAAGGTAAAAATTTGGATGAACTTTTAAAAGCAGTAGAGAGGGGGGATGAAATTGCTGAGTCTTGATACTAATAATAAGAATGTAGTAACTCTTAAAAAAGATGGAAAAGTTATAGCAGATATAGTATTTAAAGATATTAAAACTGGTAAGAAAATATCGGTTGGAATATTAAATAAAAAAGTGTTGGTAAAATAACCAACACACAAAAAAATAAAAAATAAAATATAACACAAGTAAAGTATAACACAAAAAGGAGAGATTTAAAATGGTTGAAGTGAATGTAAATGTAAAAGTTAAAGTAGAAGCACCAGAATTTACAAATGCACTATTAGTAGTGGCGAATGCTTTAGGAGGTCTTAATCTAGGAAAAGCAATGCAGATAGAACCTATAAATATAACAGATATGAAAGAAGAGAAGAAAGTTGAAGTTAAAAAAGCTGAAAAGATTAAAAAGGTAGAAGTAAAAGAAGACGTTAAAGAAGAAATAGCAGAAGCAAAGGAAGAAATAGAAAAGAATAATGAAAATACAACTAGTGAAGTTAAATACACAAAAGAAGAGGTAAGAACTAAGGCAGCACAAGTAAGTAAGGCAGGTAAGAAGGATAAGCTTAAGGAGTTATTTGGTGAATTTGGAGCTAGTAAGTTAAGTGAAGTAAAAGAAGAAGATTATTCAGCTTTTATGAACAAATTAGAAAGTTTATAGGGGGTACATAAATGCCATTACAACATGCAAGACTTAGTGCGAGTGGAGCCCATAGATGGCTTCACTGCACTCCTAGTATAAAATTAGAAGAAAACTATCCACCATCAACTAGTATATATGCAGAAGAAGGAACAGTTGCACATGAATTAGCAGAAGTTAAATTAATGCTAGAGTATGAAAAAATAAGTAAAAAGGCATATAATGCAAGAATTAAAAAGATACAGAAAAGTGAGTATTATAACTCTGAAATGGAGGACTATATACAATCTTATGTTGAGAATGTAGTTGAATTAGTAAATGATAGTAAAGCTATATGTGATGATGTAATAGTGATGTTAGAAGAAAGACTCGATTTTAGTGAGTGGGTTCCAGAAGGATTTGGAACAGGAGACGTTGTTGTAATATCTGATGGTATACTTCAAGTTATAGACCTAAAGTATGGAAAAGGTTTAGAAGTTTCAGCTATAGAGAATCCTCAACTTAGACTATATGGTTTAGGGGCATATAATCAGTTTGAAATGCTATACGATATTGATTTAATTAAAACAACAATAATTCAACCTAGACTTGATAACATATCAAGTGAAGAAATAGAAGTTACTAAATTACTTACATGGGCAGATAATGTTAAGAAGAAGGCTCAAATGGCTTTTAATGGTGAAGGAGAGTTTGTAAGTGGCAGTCATTGTGGATTTTGTAGAGCTAAAAATGATTGCAGAAAAAGAGCTGAGGATAACCTTAAACTAGCTAGAAAATATGATTTTGCTGACACATTTGCTCTTAATAAATATGAGATAGCAGATATTTTAGGTTTTGCTAAGAATATACAAGATTGGTTAAAAGATGTTCAAAGTTATGCACTAGAACAAGCTGAAAAGCATGGTGTTAAATATCCAGGATATAAGCTTGTAGAAGGCAGAAGTAATAGAAAGTATGTAGATGAGCAAGAAGTTGCTAAGGTTTTATTAAATTCAGATTATGATGAAGAAAAAATTTATAAGCCAAGGACCTTAAAAGGAATTAGTGATATGGAGAAAGCTATAGGTAAAAAGAGTTTTGCTAAACTACTAAGTGATTTAATTATAAAACCAGTTGGAAAAGCTACTTTAGTAGTAGAAAGTGATAAAAGGTCAGAAATTAATAGTATAGATTCAGCGAAAAAAGATTTTGAAATATAAATGGGGGATATTACATGCCATTAGATGCAGGTATAAAAGATAAATTAGATGAAAGCATAAGTATAATTTTAGATTTAAAGGATAGAAAAAAGAGTATCGAAAAAGATTTAGATTATGAAAAAGATAATTTACTAGATATGTTAAAGATACTAAATATTACAGAATATAACTCAACTGAAGAAAATGCAAAAGTTATAGTGATGGATTTTAAAAGAGAAAGTTTAATAAAGGATAAAGTGATGTCAACTTTCCTCGAAGTAAATGACAATCATCTTGATAGAGTGTATATACCAGAACATATAAAAGTTAGTCCAGTATGCTTTGTATCAGTAAGAGCAAAGGATAATTAAAAATATTTAATTCCTAGTAGCTATAAAAAGATTTAAAAGGGGATATAATTTTATGAGTAATCAAGAAATAACTAAACTAGTTGAAAATAATTTGAATCTTGTACATTTTAGTATAAATAGATTTTTTAAGTCTTATGTAGAGCAACATCCATACTTATATGAAGAGTTTTATCAAGAAGGATGTATTGGGTTATATAAAGCAGCATTAAATTATGATAGTAACAGAGGCAAGTTTTCTACAGTGGCTGTTTCTTACATAAGAATAGAAATGTTTAAAGCTTTGCGTTATGGCGAAAAACATTATAGAAACTCTATAGAAGGTTTAGATGTAAGTGTATTTGAAGATAGTAAAAGACCATTAAAAGATATACATGGATTTTATGAAATTCAATTTAACTATGATGTTGATTATATAAGAAAAATTGCAAGAAAGTCATATTTAAAAGATATTGATAAAATAGTAGATTGGATTTTACAAGATAAAAAGATATCTGATATAGGAGAGTTATTAAATGTTTCTTCAACAGTTATTTGTGGAAGAATTAAATTGTTTAGTAAGCAAGTTAGAGATTTAGATAAATTTGGAGAAATAACTTCAAATATAAAATCAATATACCAAATATAAAAATATTAGGAGGAAGAAAATTATGAGTAATTCAGTACAATCAACAAAGGTAGTAACAGGAAAGGTAAGATTAAGTTATTGCAATATCTTTAAAAGCAGAGCAATGGTAGAAGGTGCAGAGCCCAAGTATTCAGTTTGTATTTTAATACCAAAATCAGATAAGGTGACTTTAGGAAGAATAAAGAAGGCTATTGATGCAGCTAAAGAACAAGGTAAAACTTCTAAATGGGGTGGAAAATTACCAGGTAATTTAAAAACACCTCTTCGTGATGGAGATGCAGAAAGAGCTGATGAAGCAGAGGAATATGTAGGAATGTATTTTTTAAATGCAAATAGTACTCAAAAGCCAGGAATAGTTGATAAAGACTTAAATGAAATATTAGATAATACAGAGGTATATAGTGGTTGTTATGGAAGAGTTAGTATAAACTTTTTCCCATATAATAGTGCAGGAAATAAAGGAATAGGTTGTGGCTTACAAAATGTTCAAAAGTTAGCAGATGGAGAAGTACTTGGAGGAGCTAGAGCTAGTGCAGAAGCAGATTTCTCAGATGACTTTGAATATGAAGATGAAGAAGAGGACTTCTTAAGTTAATGAGGACCTTATCAATTGATATAGAAACATATAGTGATTTAGATATAAAAAAAGTTGGAGTCTACAGATATGTAGACTCTGCTAATTTTGAGATACTGTTATTTGCCTATGCTTTTGATAATGAAGAGGTAAAAGTTATTGATTTAGTAAATGATGAAGAGTTACCAAAAGAAGTAATAGAAGCTTTAAATGATAATAAAGTTATAAAATCAGCATTTAATGCTAATTTTGAAAGAACATCAATAAGTAAATTTTTAAATATTAATTTAAAACCAAATGAGTGGTCATGTACAATGATAAAGGCGTTAACACTAGGACTTCCAGGAAGTTTAGATAGTGTGTCTAAGGCTTTAAAGTTTAATGAAGATAAACAGAAAATGAAAGAAGGTAAAGCATTAATACAATATTTCTGTAAACCTTGTAAGGCTACAAAAGTTAACAAGGGAAGAACTAGAAATTTACCAATACATGATATGGAAAAATGGAATAAATTTAAAGAATATTGTAAACAAGATGTTGTAGTTGAAAGAGAAATAAGAAACAAACTTAGTAAGTATAAGACTACCGAAAGAGAAATTAAATTATGGTATTTAGACCAGAGAATTAATGATACTGGTATTAAAGTGGATACAGAGTTAATAGAGAATGCAATAGAATGTGATAAAAGATATACTGAAAAACTTACAAAAGAAGCAATTAAAATAACTGGTCTAAATAATCCAAATAGTCCAGCTCAATTAAAAAAATGGTTAAGTGATAAAGTTGGCTTTGAGATTACAAGCCTAACAAAAGAAAGTATTCCAGAAATATTAAAACAAGTTGATGATGAAAATGTAGTTAGAATTTTAGAACTTAGAAAATTAATGTCCAAAACTTCTATAAAGAAATATGAGGCTATGAAATTAGCTAAAGGTAATGACAATAGAGTAAGAGGTCTACTACAGTTTTATGGGGCTAATAGGACTGGTAGATGGGCAGGAAGATTAGTACAAGTACAGAATTTACCACAAAATCATATAGAGGATTTAGACCTAGCTAGAAACCTATTAAAAGAAGGAGATTTTGATTTAATAGAGCTTTTATATGATAGTGTACCAGATGTCTTAAGTCAATTGATAAGGACAGCTTTTATACCAAGTGAAGGTCATAGATTTATAGTGTCAGATTTTAGTGCAATAGAAGCTAGAGTTATAGCTTGGCTTGCAGGTGAGAAGTGGAGACTGGATGTGTTTAATTCTCATGGAAAAATATATGAAGCTAGTGCCAGTCAGATGTTTAAAATTCCAATCGAAAATATTAAAAAAGGTTCTGAACTTAGACAAAAAGGAAAGCTAGCAGAATTATCGAATGGATATGGCGGAAGTGTAGGGGCCTTAATTTCTATGGGGGCTATTAAAATGGGGCTTAAAGAAGAAGAGCTTCAACCTATTGTTACTGCATGGAGAAATGCTAATCCAAATATAACTAAGTTTTGGTGGGATGTAGATAAGGCAGCTAAAAAAGCTATAAAAGATAGGACTATAGTAGAAATTCAACATGGGATTAAATTTATTTATAATCCAGGCGTTTTATTTATAGAACTACCAAGTAGTAGAAGATTATCGTATCTAAGGCCTAAGATAGAGCCACATACTACATTTAGTGGGGATAAGATAACATATGAAGGTATGGAACAGACAAGTAAACAATGGAAAAGAATAGATACTTATGGACCTAAGTTAGTTGAGAATATTGTTCAAGCTACAGCTAGAGATTGCTTAAGAGAGGCTATGTTTAATGTGACAGATGCAGGTTATAGCATTGTAATGCATGTACATGATGAGCTTGTAATTGATGTAGATAAAAAAGGAGGTTCTTTAGAAGAAGTTAACAGTATTATGGGAAAAGAAATATCTTGGGCTAAAGGTCTTCCTCTTAAAGCAGATGGATATGAATGTGATTATTATAAGAAAGACTAGGTGATTGATTTATGGATATAAAGGCCAGTGAAATTGAACACATAAATGTAAGACATGATGGCCAACTCATGCTGGCCATAGGAAAAAATAAATTAGAAACACATTGGAAAAATAAAAGTATTTTATGGTCCGAACTTGTAAATAGATTAAGTAAAACATTAAGAACTCAAGAAACATATACAGAATATAGGAAGATGTCAAAGACTGAAAAAGATAGAGTTAAAGATGTTGGTGGATTTGTAGGTGGAAGCTTAAAAAATGGAAGACGAAAAGCAGAGAATATTGCAAATAGAAGTATTATAACTTTAGATATAGATTATGCGAATAAAGATATATGGGAGGATATAACATTATTAAATGATTATGCTTGTCTTATGTATTCTACGCACTCACATACTGAGAATAATCCCAGATATAGACTTGTAATACCTTTAACTAGACCAGTACTACCAGAAGAATATCAAGCAATTTCCAGGATGATAGCAGATACTATAGGAATAGATATGTTTGATGATACTACATATCAACCTCATAGACTTATGTATTTTCCAAGTACTTCAATTGATGGAGACTATATATTTAAATTTCAAGATGGAGAGTTTTTAAACCCAAATGAAATACTAGATTTATATTTAGACTGGACAGATGTAAGCTATTGGCCAGAAAGTTCGAGGGAGAGGCAAAAGTTTAATACACAATTAAAAAAACAACAAGACCCTATTGAAAAGGCTGGAATTATAGGTGCATTTTGCAGGTCCTATAGTATAAAAGAAACTATAGAAACTTTCTTAAATGAAGTATATATTCCTGGTATTGATGAAACCAGGTATACATATTCAGAAGGTAGTACAAGTGGTGGAGTAGTTATTTATGATGACAAGTTTTCATATAGTCATCATGGTACAGACCCAGCAAGCGGAATTTTATGCAATGCTTTTGATTTAGTTAGGATACATAAATTTGGTGAACTTGATGAAGATGCTAAACCCGAAACGCCTGTAAATAGATTACCTTCATTTACTCGAATGAGCGAATTTGCAAGCAGTGACACTAAAGTACGAAAGACTATAGGAAGAGAAAACCTTGATAAAGCTAAGGATGATTTTGGTGATATAGATTTTGAAGATGATGAATGGTTAACTAGGTTAGATTATGACAATAAGGGAAGTTATAAGAAAACAACAAACAATATCTTAATGTTTATAGAAAATGACCCATATTTGAAAGGAAAAATAGCTTATAATGAATTTTCAAATAGAGCTGTCGTTTTAGGTAAGTTACCTTGGAGAAAAGATGATAAATTAAATGATTGGAATGATAGTGATGATTCTGGGCTTAGACATCATATAGAAACAATTTACAATATCTCATCACCATCAAAAGTAAATGATGCTCTAATAATTGCTTTTGAAAATAATACTTTTCATCCTATAAAAGATTATTTAAATTCTTTAAAGTGGGATGGCATTAAGAGAGTGGATACACTTTTAATTGACTATTTAGGTGCAGAAGATAACCACTATACAAGGACTATAATAAGAAAAGTTTTAGTAGCAGCAGTAGCAAGAGTATTTAATCCAGGAATAAAGTTTGATAATATGATGGTTTTATCTGGTCCTCAAGGAATGGGAAAAAGTACTTTTATTAAAAAACTTGGTGGAGACTGGTATTCTGATAGTTTAACTACTGTACAAGGTAAAGAAGCGTATGAACAATTACAAGGAGTATGGTTGCTGGAAATGGGTGAAATGATGGCTACTAAAAAAGCAGATATTGAGGCAGTTAAGCATTTTCTAAGCAAATCAGAGGATATATATAGGGTCGCATATGGGAAGAGAACCTCAAGATTTTTACGTCAATGTGTAGTTATAGGAACAACTAATGATAAAGAATTTTTAAGAGATAAGACTGGGAATAGAAGGTTTTGGCCAATAGATGCAGGAGTAAAGAAGACTAACAAGAGTATATTTAATGGCCAACTTGATAATGAAAGAAATCAAATTTGGGCAGAAGCAGTAGAATTATATAAAGCCAATGAACAGCTATATCTATCAGATGAGGAGAAAAAAGAAGCTGAAAGACAACAAAGAACTCACTCAGAAGAAAATGCTAAATCTGGAATTATCGAAGAGTATCTAAATAAACCTATTACTAAGAATTGGTATGATTTAAGTATTTCAGAAAAGAGAGAATATATTCATGGTTCAGATTTTGGTGATTTAAAAGAAGGGACAATATTAAGAGAAAAAACGTGTGTTATGGAGATATGGGTTGAGCTATTTAATGGAGAACCTAAACAACTCACGCCTATCTTATCAAGAGAAATTAATGATATATTAAAAGGATTAGATGATTGGATATCATATAATGGAAATTTAAGGTTTGGGAAAATATATGGTAGGCAGAGAGCTTATGTACGTAAAAGTTAGTGTCAACAGAATTAAAAATAGAGTAAATTTGAAAATTTTAAAAGTGTCAACAATGTCAACAAAAAAAATGGCTTTGTTGACGCTTATGTTGACACCTAAGATGCAGTAATTACAATGTTTGAGGTATTAATGTCAACAATGTCAACAAAAATTAAGTATAAAGTAGTATAAGTAATATTAGGCATATACGTATATACATATGTATGCCTAATATGTATATATACATATATATAGAAAATCTGTTGACATTGTTGACACTTAAATTTTAAGGAAGTGATATTTTGTTAGAATCAAAAATAGAAAAAAGACTTAAAAAAGAGATTGAGTTGTTAGGTGGAAAGGCTATGAAGTTTATTTCACCAGGTGAGGCAGGTGTGCCAGATAGGATTGTCTTATTACCAGAAGGACATGTTATATTTGTAGAACTTAAAGCACCAGGTAAAAAACTAAGAAAGCTTCAACAATATAAAATGCGAGAATTAAGAGAATTAGGATTTAAAGTTAAGTGTGTAAGCACATTAAAAGAGATAGATGATTTTATCAAGGAGGTTAAGGGATGGAATTTAAACCACATCCATACCAAGAATACACAATTAGAAAAACTATAGATAATAATAATATAGGTTTACTATTAGATATGGGATTAGGTAAAACAGTCTGTGCTCTAACAGCTATAAGTGAATTAATGTATGATTACTTTGATATATCAAAAGTTTTAGTTATAGCACCTTTAAGAGTTGCAAGAGATACCTGGAGTAGTGAAGTAAAAAAATGGGAGCATCTAAAGCATCTAAAAGTATCTAAAGTTCTTGGTAGTAAATTAGATAGAGTGAGAGCTTTAAGTACAGACTCAGATATTTATATAATAAATAGAGAAATGGTACCCTGGATAGTGGATTTTTATAAAAGAAAATGGCCATTTGATATGGTTGTGATAGATGAACTTAGTTCTTTTAAATCAAATAAAGCACAACGATTTAAAAGTTTAAAGAAAGTATTGCCTTTAACTAAAAGAGTAGTTGGGCTTACTGGTACACCAACACCAAATAGTTTAATAGACTTATGGGCACAGATGTACTTACTTGATAGAGGTGAAAGACTAGGTAAAACTATTACAGGATATAAAGAACGATACTTTGAGCCAGGACAAAAAAATTATCAAACAGGAGCTATATATAATTGGCAGCCTAAAGATGGAGCAGAAAATGCAATACATAATAAAATAAAAGATATTTGTATAAGCTTAAAAGCAGAAGATTATTTGAATATGCCTAAAAAAATAGATAATAAAATTGAAATACACCTTGATAGTAAAATACTTAAATATTACAAAGAATTAGAAAAAGAGAAGATATTAGAATTAGAAAAAGATATAATAACAGCTTCATCAGCAGCTGTAGCAGCAAATAAACTTTTACAATTAGCTAATGGAGCAATTTATGATAATGATAAAAATGTAAAGGAACTCCATAGAGAAAAATTAGAAGCTTTAAAAGAAATTATAGATGTTTCAAATGGTAAGCCTATTATAGTTTTTTATAACTATAAACATGATTATAATCGTTTAATGAAAGAGTTTAAGAGTTTGAAACCAAGAACAATAGAAAACTCAAAAGATATATATGATTGGAATAATGGAAGAATACAATTATTACTTTGTCATCCAGCAAGTACAGGACATGGACTTAATTTACAATCAGGTGGAAGTATAATTGTTTGGTTTGGATTAACTTGGAGCTTAGAACTGTATCAACAAGCCAATGCAAGGCTTTATAGACAGGGGCAAAGGGAAACTGTTATTATCCATCATCTAATCTGTAAAGATACAATAGATGAACAAGTAATGGAGGCTCTAGAGAATAAAGATAAAGGACAAAGTGCATTACTTGAAGCAGTCAAAGCAAAATTAAAAGAATATAGGGAGTGAAGGTATGAAAGTAAAAAGAAAAGATGGAACTTATAAGCCCAGGTAAAATAGTAAGATGTGCTTGGTGTGGTAGAAGATTTTATAAGTTGGATAAATCTAAAGTTAAGTATTGCAGTAGAAGTTGTTCGAAGAGAGCAAGAAGGAGTGATTTAAGTGGATAAAGAAAGTATAAAAGAAATTGTAAGAGAGTTAAGAAAAGAAGAAAGAGAAGATAGGAAAAAAGGCGTTTTATATAATACTAGATTATTGATGAAGCATTATAATGATTTTAAGAGACATATAGACTCAGCGGTAAGTGAAGCTAAAGATGTAGATTACTTAGAGGATGATTTAGGTAAGCTTGATAATGAAGAGTTGTATATTTTAAGTATAAAGAAAAGTAAAGCAAGAACTATTATTATGATAGCACATATAGATTCAGCAATGAAAACTTTGAAATTAAGACAAGAGCGTTTACATTCTTATGAAAAGTATAGAGCTTTAGAGCTTTACTATTGTGATGAAAAAACATATGAAGAAATAGCAGAGATATTAAATTGTGGAGTAGTTACATCAAGACGTTGGATTAATGAAATGATAAAGGAACTGGGAGTGTATTTATTCGGTATAGATGGCTTGAAATTAACTGTTTGATAAATATATGATAAAAAGATGATATTTTAATGATATTTTAACCCTGTTATAATGGTAGTATGAAACAAGTGTATAATATATTCCCCCTTGAAAAAGGCTAAGTTACCCCAACTTAGTCTTTTTTATTTTGTAAATAAGGAGAATGATAAATGAGTAATTCATGACTTAGAGTGATTTCTAGGTCTTTTTTATACAATTTTAATCCCTCATATTGAAGGGTCGAAAATAAGGGTGTTCAAATTGAATATTCTTTATTAATAACTAATTTAGGAGGTAGTAGTATGTTGAAAATTTTACAAGAGAAAAATGTAAGGATGATATGGTCAAAAAATGGAGAAGAAGTTTGATTTAATGCAAATGACGTAGGAGAGGAACTAGGCATAGTAAATATTCGTGATACATTAAGAAATATAGATAGAGAATATAAAAAGAAATTAATGAGTCTACTGTCGGAGATTCCTACACTAGAAACTTTAAAGATAAATTGCCTAACCTTGGTACTACTTTTGTTACAGAAGAAGCTGTGTACAATATGTCATTTAGAAGTAATAAAGCAGAAGCAAAACTATTTACGAAGTGGGTTACAAAAGCACTTAAACAAATTAGAATACATGGTTACTATATTGCCACAGAAAAAGATCAAGAATGGCTGGATATAAGAACAGAAGGTAAAAAGGTCAGAAAAGATTTTACAGATGAAATACAAGAGTTTGTTTATTAATACAAGCACTTGAAAGAGTTATATCTATGAAATCACCTAGGTTGATAGATAAAAGTATGAATTATAAAGAGGTATATAAAAGATTAAAGAATTAATAGAAATGATTTAAATGACTGTATTAATAGAGGGTCTTTTTTTTATGTAATGAATTAAAAATGAAATATATTTGTACATTATAGACAGGAATAAGGTAAAAGTATTATTTAGACTTATTTTGTGGTTGTCGAATGATTATTGAAGGATATTGACTGATTATATAGAATTATATCATTATAAATATTTGTGAAAGGAATAATGGTATAATGAGTAATTTTAAAAAAAGATATATTGATGTTTATAGAATAGATATTATAAATAAAATTAATGGGAGTGTCTATTCAGATGAAGAAATTTTAAAAGAGGTAATAAAGACCTTCTTTAAGGATAAAGAATATTGTAAAGAAAACAAAAATGGAATTAATATTACTAAAGATAAAAAGTTTTGGATTACAGAAGTAAAATGTAGCGAGGATGATTTAATAATCAAGGTGAAACTTGAATATACTAAATACAATCAGAATACAAATATTATAAATGCTCATACTAAAGAAGTAGAGGGTAATAAAAAAATGGATCAAGGAGATAGCAATAAGCAGCACCTATTTATTAAATTTATGAAGGAAAATAATATAGCAGTAGTATTATTTGAAAGAGTTTTTGTGGGGGTTCCCATGATTGAACTAAGTAAAAACTTACATCTATATTATGAGGATATGATTGAAAATAATAAATTTGATAATAATATGTCAAAAACATCAATTAATATTACACAAATAGCAAGTAAAGATTTTATAGAACAAATATTAGATTTAGATGGTGTTTCAAAAATAACTTTAAATGTTGATAGAGAGAAGTTTGGAACCGATGAAGATAATTTGTTTTCTAATTTAAATAATTCAAGACGACATAACGATTTGATATATAAGCCCACATTTAGAACTAGATATTTACCTAGTGAAGTTAAAAGATGTTGCGAAAAATATATTAAAGGAGAGGAATTTAGAAATAAAAAAATAAATAGGATAATAATTGAGGGAGAGAAAAACAAGAGAAAATTAAAGTTGGATACTGAGGGTATAAAGTTGTGTAGAGAAATAGAGGTTTCTCTTGATATAGATAATCATATAGATAGTGAAGACATTTTTGATAAGATGAATAATTTGATAGATGATTTAATTGAGAATAATTCAGTTTTTTTTAATTTAATGTATCAAGAAGTTGCTATGAGTGAAGCATAGATTGCGAAGGAGGTGTTAAAATGTATAAAAAGGTATTAAATATCTTACTCAATTATTACAAGGCTATAAATTCTAAAGAAGTAGTAGAGTTAGTTTTAACACCAGTATTAATATGTATTATTTCATACATGTTTTTTAATTCGTCAATTAATAAAGAAGTTGTAATTTCTTTAAACAAAGATGTACTAACTTTGTCAGGACTATTAGTAGCTTTTGGAGTTTGCATTATTACATTATTGTTTACTACATATAACAAATCAATATCAGAAGCAAAAGATATAAAAACAGAAAGAAAGGTAAATGGATTTAATATATCATACTTTCAATTCATACAGTTAAAAGCATATTATACTGTAATAATGGAGATTTTGGTTGTTGTAATATGTTTTATCAATACAATAATGCTTACTCGATATTATTCTAATATAATTTTCTATGTTTTAATATTTTTTACAGTTCATATAATTTTATCTCTAACTACATTAATAATAAGTATGTTTCATTTATCCTGGAAGGATAGAGGAGACTAGATTTGAAACAATCCTATTAAATAGGATTGTTTTTTTTATTCCCAAAACAAACAAATAAAGAGGTGGTGATGTGCAAGATGTCAAAGAAAAGGTAAAACAAGATTACTTAAAAGGAATGAAACAAAAGGAAATATCATCAAAGTATGACATTAGCTTAAATACTTTAAAGTCATGGATAAAAAGATACAACTGGGCTAGTGAAAAAAAGAAGGGTGCACCTATAAATAAAAGAGGTGCACCCTTTTCTAATAAAAATTCAGTTGGTCATGGTGCTCCAAAAGAGAATAAGAACGCTGAAAAGTTTGGTTTCTTCTCAAAATATCTACCCGAAGAAACTAGGGAATTGATACAAGAAATATCTATAAAAGATAAATTTGATATTCTTTGGGAACAGATAACAATTCAATACGCAGCAATAATAAGAGCACAGAAGATAATGTATGTTAAAGGCAAGGAAGAAATGGTTAAAGAATTAAAGAAATATGAAAGCACAGAAAATGGTGAGAAGATAGAGTATGAATTTCAATTTGCATGGGATAGGCAAGCATCTTTTCTTAATGCACAGAGTAGAGCTATGAGTGAACTTAGAAGTTTAATTAAACAGTATGATGAAATGATTCATAAGGATTGGAATTTGGCTACAGAGGAGCAGAAAACAAGAGTTGAGAAGTTGAAATGTGAAGTTGATAACCTAAGTAAAGATGATATTGGAGATGATGAGTTGAAAATAAGTGTAGATTATGGTGATAGAAATGATAGTTAGAGTAAATTTTAATCCAGATTTCAAGGAAGCTAATTTTACTAAAAAAAGATACAGAGCAATGAAAGGTTCAGCAGGGAGTGGAAAATCTGTTAATGTAGCACAAGACTATATACTAAAGTTAGGAGATAAGAAGTATCAAGGAGCTAATCTATTAGTAGTTAGAAAGTCAGAAGCTACACATAAGTATTCAACGTATGCAGAGCTTACAGGAGCTATAAATCGTATTTATGGTAAACAAGCTGATAAGTATTGGAAAACTACTTTAAATCCTTTAGAAATTAAGAGTAAAGTTACTGATAACTCTATAATTTTCAGAGGAGTTAATGATGCAAAACAAAGAGAAAAATTAAAATCAATTAACTTCTCGAAAGGAAAATTAACATGGGTTTGGTGTGAAGAAGCTACAGAACTTATGGAAAGTGACATAGACATACTAGATGACCGTTTAAGAGGTATTTTAACTAATCCTAACCTATACTATCAAATGACATTTACATTTAATCCAGTCTCAGCTACTCATTGGATAAAAAGAAAGTATTTTGACTATAAAAATGATGATATATTTACTCATCATAGTACTTATCTACAAAATAGATTCATAGATGAGGCTTACTACAGAAGAATGCAAATGAGAAAAGAGCAAGACCCAGAAGGGTACAAAGTCTATGGTCTTGGAGAATGGGGAGAAACTGGTGGAGCAATACTTAAAAATTATGTTATACATGAATTTCCTACAGAATTTGAGTATTTTGACAATATGAGGTTATCACAAGACTTTGGATTTAACCATGCAAATGTAGTACTTAGAATTGGCTTTAAGGATGGAGAATTATATATATGTAATGAAATATATGTACATGAAATGGATACTTCAGAAATCATAAAGATTGCAAATAGTAGAGGTTTAGAAAAGACTCTATTTATGTACTGTGATAGTGCTGAACCAGATAGAATTAAGATGTGGAAGAGTGCAGGATATAAAGCTAAAGGAGTTAAAAAAGGACCAGGAAGTGTTAAAGCTCAAATAGATTATTTGAAACAATTAAGAATACATGTACATCCTAGCTGCACTAATACCATAAAAGAAATACAACAATGGAAATGGAAACAAGATGAAAGAACTGGATTATATCTTGATGAACCAGTTGAGTTTATGGATGATGCAATGGCTGCGCTTAGATATTCTATAGATAATAAGCTTAAAAATAATGGAATAAGCTTCTTAAAGTAAAGGAGGTGTTAAATATTTATATAAGTGAAACAGATTTAATAAAAGTTCAGTTAAAAAAAGAGAGCACCTTTAACCTAGTAAAAGTCATAGAACACTACATCTTAAAGCATAGGCCAGAAAAATATAAACAAGGAGAAGAATACTATTATGGTAATACTGATGTAAACAATAAGAGAAGATATTATCTCTTAGATGGAGCTAAGGTTGATGATTTTACTAAGGTTAATAATAAAGCAATTAACAACTACCATAAGCTTTTAGTTGACCAAAAAGTGGGCTATAGTGTTGGAAATCCAATCGTATTTAATGCAGATGATGATAATCTCACTAAGCTTTTAAATGACTTACTAGGAGAAGAGTTTGACGATACAATAACAGAACTATATCTCAATGCTAGTAATAAAGGGGTTGAATGGTTACATCCATATATTAATAGAAAAGGTGAGTTTAAATATGTAATAATTCCAGCTGAAGAAGCAATTCCTATTTGGGATAGTAAAAGACAGAGGGAATTAGTTGCATTTATTAGGTTTTATTATATTGAAGATATAGATGGAAATAAAATAAAAAGAGTTGAGTACTACACAGAAAATGATGTAACTTACTTTGTTGAAAGAGGTAATAGTTTTGTTCAAGAATTTTTATATGATGAATATGGAAAAATGACTGATATACAAGAAGGTCATTTTAGAATAAATAACAAAGAACAGGGTTGGGGTAAAGTTCCATTTATACCTTTTAAAAATAATGAAAAGTGTGTCTCAGATTTAACTTTCTATAAATCATTAATAGATATATATGACAATAATATTTCTACACTAGCAGATAACTTAGATGAAATACAAGAGGTTATTTATGTATTAAAAGAATATCCAGGAACAAGTCTACAAGAGTTTATAGATAATATAAGATACTATAAATCAATTAAAGTAGATGGTGGAGGTGGAGTTGATAAACTAGAGATAAATATACCAGTTGAAGCTAAAAAGGAGCTTCTTGATAGATTGGAAAAGAATATAATTATCTTTGGTCAAGGAGTTAATCCAGAATCTCAAAACACAGGTGACAAATCGGGTGTAGCACTTAAATTTTTATATTCACTACTTGACTTAAAATGTTCTAAGACTGAAAAGAAGTTTAAAAAAGCAATTAGAGAGCTTTTATGGTTTGTGTGTGAGTATTTAAAGATAAGTGGTAGTAAGAGCTATGATTATAAAACAGTTCAAATTACTTTTAATCACTCTATGATAATAAATGAAGCTGAAAAGATAGATATGGCAGCTAAATCAACTGGAATTGTATCAGATGAAACTATTGTTTCTAACCATCCTTGGGTCGAGGATGTTAATGACGAACTTGAAAGACTTAAAAAACAGGAAGATACTCAAAAAGAGTATGATGATTTAATTCCTAATAATCAAGATGGTGTTATAGATGAAACATAAAGATTATTGGAGGAAGAGATTTGAACAATTAGAAGAAGCTCAGAATAATAAAAGTATAAAATATTATCTTGAATTAGAAAAACAATATAAACTAGCAATGTCTAATATAGAAAGAGATATACTTATATGGTATAACAGATTCACTGAAAATGAGGGAATATCTTTATTGGAAGCTAAGAAACTGCTAAATACAAGAGAACTAGAAGAGTTTAAATGGAGTGTAGAAGAATATATTAAATATGGTAAAGAAAATGCTATAAATCAAAAGTGGATGAAAGAGTTAGAAAATGCTAGTGCAAGAGTTCATATAACAAGGCTTGAAGCTTTAAAACTGCAAATACAGCAACAAGTAGAAGTTTTATATGGAAATGAACTTGATGGTATTGATAAACTAATGAGAGATATTTATACAAGTGGATACTATCATACAGCTTTTAATGTTCAACAAGGAGTAAACGTTGGTTGGAGTTTAATGAGTCTTGATACTAACAGAATAAATAAAGTTATTTCTAAGCCTTGGACTAGTGATGGATTAAACTTCAGTGAAAGGATTTGGGGTAAGCATAGACCTGCTTTAGTAAATGAATTACATACTAAGCTAACTCAATCAATTATTAGAGGTGAAAATCCAAAGAAGCTAGTAAATGACTTTGCTAAGAGATTTAAGGTATCTAAGTCACAAGCTAAGAACTTAATAATGACTGAATCAGCTTTCTTTGCATCAGCTTCAAGAAAAGATTGTTTTAATGATTTAGATGTAGAGAAATATGAGATTATTGCTACATTAGATTTAAGAACTTCAAATATATGCAGAGAGTTAGATGGAAAAATATTTGATATGAAAGATTATCAAGTTGGAATAACAGCTCCACCATTTCATTGTCGTTGTAGGACAACAACAGCTCCTTGGTTCGAGGATGAAGAAGGCTATAGAGCAGCAAGAGGAGAAGATGGAAAAACATATTATGTACCATCTAGTATGAAGTATAATGAGTGGTATGAGAAGTATGTTAAAAATAATAGTAAACAAACTGGTGCAAAATATACTAAAGGTGATATCGAGTGGAATATAAGAAGAGAAGAAGAAGCAGAACTATATTACGATAATATTAGAAATAGAAAAGATGATATTTCCAAAATATCAAAGAATACAAATTGGTCAGAAAAAAGTATAGGTCAAATTAAAAATCATATTTTCTACAATACTCATATAATGAGAGATGGAACTAGACGTATGTTGGATTCTGACTATAGTATGTCAGTTGCTTGGCAAAGACTTATAAATGGTACATACGAAGATATTGATATTCTCTTATTAAAACATGAATACCTTGAAAGTATATTTGAGAAAAAGTATAATATAAGTAACTTAGAAGCCCATAGAATGACTGAGAAAAAGCATGATTGGTATAAAGAATTAATTAAACAGAAAGGAGAGTTTGAAGAAGATGATTGTCTTAATGAACTTATTAGAAAAGAATAATGAATATGTTATATATAGTTATGGATATGAAGAAAATAAGCTTGATGGAAGAATAAAAATATATTTAGATGATTTTTATAATTATGAAATAATAAAAGAGTCAAAAGATGAACATATAAGTAAATCAGCAACGTTAAAAGCTATTTCTAAACTTATAAAAGCTGCTAAAAATAACGATTTGAAAAAAGAAATGAGTTATCAATGTTAGAAGCACTTACTGAACAATAAATTAGTAGGTGCTTTTATTATGTAAAAGTTTAAAAAAGTAGGTAATTTTAATGTAAATATTAACTCAAGTTATAGCTGTAGTTTGTGTAGTACAAATCTTTATTAATTGTATTGCTAATGTCAATGTAGGTATTCTTTGCAATAAATTAAAAGAAAAAAATGAAGCTAATATAGATAAAGTTTCTGATGAAATTCTAAAGAGAGTAGGAGAAGAATTAAATAAATCACTAGACAAAAGTCTTTAAAGACTTTTTTTATTGTGTAAAAAATGAAAGGAGATATTTAAAAGATGGATTGGTTAGAAGAATTGCTAGAAGGAATAAAAATAGAAAATAACAAAATTGATGTAGCTTCTTTACAAAAGTCTATAGAAAAGAAAATAAAAGAGACTACAATTACTCAAGAAGATTATACAAATCTTGAAACACAGCTTAATACAGCTAATGAAACTATTAAAAAGTTTGAAGGAGGTATGACAAAAGAAGATGTAGAGAATCTAAAAACAACTTATGAAACTGATAAGAAAACTTTGGAAGAAACCTACAAAAAAGAAATTGAAGAAAAAGACTTTAATTACTGGTTAGGTGATGCTTTTAAGTCTGTTAAATGTAGGGATGAAATAGCATTAAAAGCTCATTTAGACATGGAAGCACTAAGAAATAGTAAAGATAGACAAAAAGCTTTTGAAGAGCAAATAAACCCTTTGAAACAGGATAAAGATTATTTGTTTAATGCAACACTAGAAGGTGAAGAACCTAAAATAAATACTATAACACCAGGGCAAGAGCCTAAGATAAATGATTTTGGTTTTAATTTTACTGGGGTAAGACCTCATGAAAATAATAATAAATAGGAGGAAATAAAATGGCAGCACTAAATTATGCAAAAGAATATTCAAATGTTTTAGCACAAGCATATCCTTATACTTTAAACTTCGGGGATTTGTATGCAACACCAAATAATGGAAGATATAGATGGACTGGTTCTAAAACAATAGAAATACCAACTATATCTACAACTGGAAGAGTAGATTCAAACAGAGATACAATAGCAGTAGCTCAAAGAAACTATGATAATGCTTGGGAACCTAAGGTATTAACTAATCAAAGGAAATGGTCAACATTGGTTCATCCAGCAGATATAAACCAAACTAATTATGTGGCTTCAATAGGCAATATAACAAAAGTATATAATGAGGAACAAAAGTTTCCAGAGATGGATGCTTACTGTATATCTAAAATATATGCTGATTGGACCGCATTAGGTAACACAGCAGATACAACTGTTCTTACAACAACAAACGTATTAGAAGTATTTGATAAGTTAATGGAAAAAATGACAGAAGCTAGAGTACCTGAAAATGGAAGAATATTGTATGTTACTCCAGTAGTAAATACACTTATCAAAAATGCAAAAGAGATACAAAGAACAGTAAACATAAAAGATGGTGGAACTTCTTTAAATAGACAAACCACAGATATTGACACAGTTAAAATAATTAAAGTACCATCTAATCTAATGAAAACTGCATATGATTTTACAACTGGATGGAAAGTAGGCGCAGGAGCTAAACAAATCTTTATGTCCTTAGTTCACCCAAGTGCAATAATTACACCTGTTTCTTATCAGTTCTCTAAGTTAGACGAACCAACAGCAGTTACAGAGGGAAAATACTTCTACTTTGAAGAAAGTTTTGAGGATGTATTTATATTAAATAAAAAAGCTGATGCAATACAATTTGTTGTTGAAGGAGCTGGAGCATAATGGCACAAGTAAGGAAATTAAATAGAATATTAACCATAGAAGAGTGTAAAATAGATGATTTCTTAGAGATGGGATATGATTTGATAGATGAAACTGGTAAGGTAGTAAGGTATGGCAAGTCATTAAATGTAAAAGATTTAATAGCTGAAAATAATATTTTAAGGTCAAAAGTTGAGTCTTTAGAAGAAGAAAATAAACAGCTTAAAGAGAAAAATAAACTTACTAAAAAGTAGGTGAAAATTATGGGAAATAATATAATTGATGATATAGAAAAAAGACTTGAAAGTTTTGGATATATATTAAAAGATGGGGATAAGTGGTTAATAGATTTTGTAAGAGAAAAAATAGAAAATATTATTAAACTAGATTGTAATATAAAAACTATGCCAATTGAATTGAAAGAAATTGAAGTTGATATGATAGTTGGAGAGTTCTTATTTACCAAGAAAAATATGGGGCAATTAGATATAGAAAGCATTAACTTTGAAGCTGTAGAAAAGTCTATATCAGAAGGTGATACAAAGGTAGATTTTGCTATAGGAAGTGGCTCTCAAACACCAGAACAACGCTTTGATAGCTTAGTAGCTTATCTTACTGCTTATGGTAAGAATAAGATATTAACCTTTAGGTGCTTAAGATGGTAAGTAAAACTAGAAAAGCAATAGAAATGTTATATAGATATAAATGTACTATAGTTGAGTATCAGCCAATCAAAGACCCTGTAACAAAACGAACTAACAATAAAGAAGTGATTGTATTAGAAAATCAACCATGCAAGCTTTCATATAAAAATATAGTTTCTGCTACAGAAGGAAAATTAGCTAAGCTAGAGCAAACTATTAAACTCTTTATATCTCCAGATATAGAAATTAAAGCAGGTTCAAAACTTATTATAAATGATAAAGAGTATGTAAGAAGTGGAGAATCAGCTATATATCCAAATCATCAAGAAATAATACTTGAGTTATTTAAGGATAAAGCATAATGGCTAGATGGGGCAGTGTTGATTTTAGAGAGTTTAAAAGAGTTTGTAAAAAGATGGAGAAGCTTACAAAGATTGATTTAGATAAGTTTTGCAAAGATGCAGCAAGAGAATTAGCAGCAAGACTCTTAGGAAAAGTAATTAGAAGGACACCAGTTGATACAGGATTCTTAAGACAAGGATGGAATGGAGTGGCTTATGCTAGGTCGCTTCCTGTGTATAAACAAGGAAATAATTATATTATAGAGGTTGTTAATCCGACTGAATATGCAAGTTATGTAAATTTCGGGCATAGAACTAAAGATGGAAAAGGTTGGGTTAAAGGACAACATTTCTTAACAATTTCAGAGATGGAACTACAAAGCCAAGTTGATAAGATTATAGAGAAAAAGTTATTAATATTACTTAAAGGAGTGTTTGATGCTTAATAATATTATAGATGGAATATCAGTAAAGTTAGATAAATCATTTGGAGAAAAATATACAATTTATAGTGAGGATGTAGAGCAAGGTATTAATGAACCTTGTTTTTTTATTGTTCCTTTAAATCCAAGCAAAGTATCCTATCTAAGTGGCAGGACATTAAAAAAGAACTCTTTTGATGTACATTATTTTCCTAAAAGTAATGATAAATCATTTGAAATAAATGAGATAGCTGAGATGTTACTGGAGGAATTAGAGTATATAGAAATTGATGGAGACTTAGTCAGAGGTACAAATATGAACTTTGAAATTATAGATAATGTTCTTCATTTCTTTGTTGATTATAACTACTTTACTATAAAAAGTAATGACACAGATAAGATGGATACAGTAGAGTTATTCGGTGGTTTGAAGAGAGGTGATAATTTTGAGTAAAACATTAAGCAAAGAAGATAACTACAAGTTTACTAAGGAGCAGATAGTTAACTCTAAGAAGTATGTAAATAGAAAAGATTTATTAAATGCAATTTTAAAAGAAAATGATTTATATTCCTTCTCAGAGGTAGAGGATAGAATAAATAAATTTATGAAAGGAGTGAGTTAGATGGCTTTAGGTGGAGGAACATTTGTAACACAAAATAAGGTCCTACCTGGTGCATATATAAATTTTGTAAGTGCTACAAGGGCAACCAGTTCATTATCGGATAGAGGTATTGTTGCAATACCTTTAGAGTTAGATTGGGGCATAGATGAAGACGTATTTCAAGTAACCAGTGATGATTTTGAGAAGTATTCAGTGAAGTATTTTGGATATGATTATACTCATGAGAAGCTGAAAGGTTTGAGAGATTTATTCAAAAATATAAGGTTGGGATATTTTTATAAATTAAATAAAGGCGTTAAAGCCAGTTGTACTATAGCCACAGCAAAATATAGTGGTATCAGAGGAAATGACTTAAAAGTAACAGTTACAACAAATATAGATGATAATGCTAAGTTTGATGTTGTAACACTTTTAGATAATAAGAAGGTAGATACTCAAATAGCAAAGGTTATTACAGACTTACAAGACAATGACTATATCACTTGGAAGAAGGATGCAACACTAGAAGCAAGTGCAGGACTTGTATTTACTGGTGGAACTAATGGCGAAGCTGTGACAGGAGCAGAGTACCAAGCTTTCTTGGATAAAATAGAAAGCTATAGCTTTAATGCTTTAGGATGTTTGGCTACAACAACAGAAATTAAAAGTTTGTTTGTAGAATTTACAAAGAGAATGAGAGATAAGGTAGGAGCTAAGTTCCAAACAGTACTATATAAGAAAAGTGATGCAGATTATGAAGGTATAGTATCTATAGAAAATAAGATTAAAGATAAAGATTTAGTTGAATCTAGCTTGATTTATTGGGTAACTGGAGCTATAGCTGGATGTGACATAAATAAATCTAATACTAATAAAAAGTATGATGGTGAGTTTGATATTGATGTTAACTATACTCAAATACAACTTGAAGAAGCACTAAAGAGTGGTAAATTTATATTTCATAAAGTTGGTGATGAAGTTCATGTATTAGAGGATATAAATACTTTTGTATCATTTACAGATGATAAAAATGATGATTTTTCAAGTAATCAAAGTATTAGAGTACTTGACCAGATTGCTAATGATATTGCAACTTTATTTAATGAAAAGTATTTAGGTAAAGTTCCGAATGATAAGGCAGGAAGAATAAGTTTCTGGAATGATGTTGTTAAACACCATAAAGAATTAGAAAACATTAGAGCAATAGAGGATTTCAAAACTGATGATGTTAGTGTGGAGCTTGGAAACGATAAGAAAACTGTCATAGTATCTGATGCTGTTAAGGTAATAAATGCTATGAGTAAACTGTATATGACAGTTTCAGTAAGCTAGAAAGGAGAGTGTTAGAATGGCTCAAACAATAAATGCTAAAGATACAGTTAGTGCAAAGAAAGCTGAATGTTTTGTAACTATAGAAGGCAAAAGATATAACTTTATGCAAGCTATAGATTTAGAGGCTAAAATGGAAAAAAATAAAAGTGAAGTTCCAATTCTAGGAAGAACAACAAAGGGAAATAAAACAACTGGGAGTACAAATACTGGAAGTGCAACATTTCATTATAATACTTCTATTTTTAGAGAATTACTTTACAGATATAAAGAAACTGGTGAGGATATTTATTTTGACATACAAGTTACAAATGAAGACCCTACATCTGCTGTAGGAAGACAGACAGTAGTACTTAAAGATTGTAATATGGACAGTGGAATAATTACTAAATTTGATGCTGATGGTGAGTATTTAGATGAAGATATGGATTTCACTTTTGAGGATTGGGAATTAGTAGAAAAATTTAATTTATTGGCAGGAATGGAGTAAAAGACACATTTATAAATTATATATGTGTATTTTTTATATGAAAAATTAAAATAAAAGGAGATTAGAATAATATGAGTAATTTAAGTGCTTTTTTAAGTCAAAATGCAATAAAGGTTGATAATGTAAAATATGTAGCGAGTAACAGATTTTTAGATAAAGAAGGGAAACCAGTTGAATGGGAATTAAGAGTTTTATCATCTGAAGAAGACGAAGCACTAAGAAGAAAATGTACTAAAAGAGTAAAAGTGATTGGTAACAATGGTAAGCATACTGGACAATATACAAGTGAAATTGACTACAACAGTTATGTAGCTGAATTATGTGTAGCATCTACAGTATTTCCAGATTTAAAGGATGCCGAACTCCAAAATAGTTATGGAGTAATGGGAGAAGCTCAGTTATTAAAGACAATGCTTACAGCAGGTGAGTATGTCAATTATACAGTAAAAGTGAATGAAGTCAATGGATTTGATACATCTTTTGAGGATAAAGTAGAAGAAGCAAAAAACTAATCAGAGGTGGCGATTTTGATGCTAGCATCACTCATTATTGTATTCAAAAATTAAAGTGGAAGCCAAGTGAATATATGAATTTAGAAGTTAATGAGAGAGCGTTAGCAGCCGCCTCAATACTTGTAAAGATAGAAGATGAAGAGGAAGCAATGAAAGAAGCTGAAAGAGAGAGAAAGAGGGGACGAAGAAGATAGCAAAATAAAAAAATAAATATAGAATAGGTAAAATATGTAATAATTATATGTTATAATATTTTTAGCAAGAAGATGTAATCTACAATTTATAGAGTGGAGTTCATACTGGGATAAAACCTACTTCCTAATGAAAGGAGGTGGGAAGTATGAATAACTTTTTACTTAATGTAATAGCTGGCGTTATTGCTAGTTTAATATTTTGCTTAATTTGTAAAGTATTTCTAAAAGTAAAAAGCCACTCAACTCGTGGCAAGAGTAAAAGTGGCTGGGAATTTGATTTTAAAATCAAGTTCCATAAGTTCAAATAGATTCATTTAATTATGAACTTCACTCTACCGCAAAATAGATTGTAGTTCTTCTTGCTTTTATTATACCACAAATTAGAAAAAATATTGTTTATATAAAATAAAAAATAAAAATTTTTATTAAAAAATTGAAAACTTGATTATAAAGCAATTAATTTATAAAATATATATAAATAAGTAGGTATTTATTTACTTGAATTTCATTGTTTATATAAAAAAAATGGAAAAATATGTAATAATTATATGTTATAATAATTGTAGCAAGGATAATAATCGAAAGTGCGAAGGGTGATTATTTTCATATTAAACGCCAAATTCCAAATAAGGAAGGAGGTGAAATTATATGATAGGTTTTTTATTAAGCATACTAGCTGGTGTTATATCAGCTTATATTTATGACAAAATAAAAAATCACCCAGACGCCAATAAGGGTGATTTAAAAAAATAATATTTTCACTTAACAACTGAAAATAATCACTCTTTGTAGGAGTAAATTATTTCCTTGCTTTTATTATACCACAAATTGGTACAGATATTCAAAAATAATATTTTTATGATATAATAAAAATGTAGAGATTTTGCAGTGAGCGATTTTTGTATAAATTGGTTAACATTGAATAAAGGCTTGAGGGTGTGTGATAAATGTTATCAATTGACTACTCATGGTTCACTGCAAATTTAAGAGAGATGTGTATGTGTAGGTATTGGAAATGCTAAGTTTATTTTGGGGTTTTAGATTAACTATATGGAATGTAAATATAACATATGAAGGTATGGAACAGACAAGTAAACAAGTTTTAGATTAACTATATGGAATGTAAATCGCATTTGTAAGAGTTGACTTTATATTTTCCCAAGGGTTTTAGATTAACTATATGGAATGTAAATTAAAAACGATTAAACCAAAAAACATCAATCTGATTAAATGTTTTAGATTAACTATATGGAATGTAAATTTTGTTGTTGTACAAGGGAATGTAACTAAAGATGTAAGTTTTAGATTAACTATATGGAATGTAAATGATAATTGCTATTTTACGAAAGGTACGGTTGTAATTGTTTTAGATTAACTATATGGAATGTAAATTAGGGAATTAGGAAATGGCTATTCTCCCCCTATATCCGTTTTAGATTAACTATATGGAATGTAAATATTTGAACATTTGTTACAGCATTAGAGATATTAATTGCGTTTTAGATTAACTATATGGAATGTAAATCATCATAGTCACGTATATTTTCTTTAAAAGTCAAAGTGTTTTAGATTAACTATATGGAATGTAAATCCAGTCATGAAACCAAAAGAATTTAGACCAGATTCAGTTTTAGATTAACTATATGGAATGTAAATTTTTCATCAAGTATATTTATTGTTAATTGGTCTGGAAAGTTTTAGATTAACTATATGGAATGTAAATTTCGCAACTTATGATGGTGAAATGATTACATTAACAGGTTTTATATTAACTATGTGGTATGTAAAGATTACTCTAAAAGTCTTTTTATCATTTTCTACCTCAATTTTATATTAACTATGTGGTATGTAAATAAAGCAAAAGATAGGAATGATAATTTTAAAACTCCAGACTTTTATATTAACAATGTGGAGAAAAACTAAATAGAAGAAAGAAGCACTTACTTAAATGGTAGGTGCTTTTGTTTTGCTCAAAATTGGTCGGTTGAGTAAAATAATTAGAAAAAAAGATATAGCTGAGGTAGTGTTTTACGACGCTAGCTTCAATAAAATTTTATTTGAAAAATATTCCAAAATAGCTTGACTGTAACTCGTTACAATGTTATTATTAATGTAACGAGTTACAGAAAAGAGGTGAATAAAATAGCAACTAAAAGTAGAGCAGAGTATATGAAAAATCGTCGAAAAGATAAAAGAGGTTTTAGTGTACTTTTAGACAAAGAAAAGTTAGATAAATTTGATGAAGTGTTAGAAGAGAAGAATCTAACTAAGAAAGAATGGCTAGAAGAAAAAATCGACGAGGAACTGGAACAAAAGGAATAAAAAATAAGGGTCACTCCCACCGACCAAAGTTTGAGCAACCCTTATTGACGTATACTATACATCAACTAACTATAGTATACGTCATTCCTTAAAAAATTTCAATTAAGGAGTGTAATATTATGAAAAATGAATTAATGATGTTTGAAGAAAAGAAAGTTGAAGTACTTGAATATAATGGGCAAGTTTTATTTAATCCATATGATTGTGGAAGATGTTTAGAGTTAAGTGATAGTGCAATAAGAAATCATTTATCTAAAATGAATGATACTCAAGCTGTATTATTAAAAAATTCTAATGTCCTAGATAAGGACTTTAGAAAATTGCATAACACAGGTGAAAAGTTCTTAACAGAGAGTGGAGTATATAAGTTAATATTTAAATCTAAAAAAGAAGAAGCTGAGAGATTTCAAGATTGGATAAGTGATGAAGTACTTCCAGCCATTCGACAAACTGGTGCATACATAACAAATAATGCTGACCCAGATAAGTTGAGAGAAAAAGCAAGCGAGATTGAAAAATTACAATTAGCTTATAACAGTACATCTATGTTAAAAGAATTGCTAGATGATGCAGGCTTTGACAACAAA